TTCTGAAGTTATTGAAGAAGATAAACAAGCAGAAGAACCTGCTCCGAAAGCGAAGAGAACTCGCAAAGTTCCCCCGCTTGCTCCCTCCCCTCCCCAAACTTCTACTGAAAAGTTAGAGAAGGCACCTGCTGCTAAGCGTCAGTCAAAGAAGGCTGAAAAGGCACCTGTTGCACCCACTCCTCCTCCTCAAGTTGAGGAAGAAGAAGAAGGTACCGAGGAACAAGAAGAAGAGGTTCCTAAGGAACAAGAGGAAACTAATAACGATAATGCATTGACTCTTGAGATTAATGATGATGAAGAAGAAAAGACAAACGATAATGATGAGTATCGAGTCCAAGTGACTCCTGCTCAAGAACGTCGTGGTCTTCCTCGTCTTTCAGCGACTAAATCTCGCAATCGCACTACGCCTCTTTCAGTGACTGCTAAAGCTCACTAGATAATAATAAAAATATTTATTTATAAATAAATATTACATTGATAATGGACAAGGTTCATTCATCCCCTTTTTGAAATCATTGACTAATGATCGATCATATTCTAATTGTTGTTGGAAAATAATAGTGTTTATTTTCTTATATTGTTTTTCCAATCGAATATGTTCTTCCGGTTGAAGGAAGAAAGGTTCTTCATCCTCCTCGTCCAAATAGATAGGTTCGTTCCTTTTCAAGTATAAATCTCGTATATCAAAGAGATAATCCCCGATATATCTTGCAGGGGTTAATTCATCCATGATGGATTTATAAATGATTCTATTCACATTAATATCCTCATCGTATAATAAATTATCTGGTTCTTCCGAATATTCATACCTATGATAGGTCGTCAATACAACCCTGAATCGATAGATTCCAGGGATTGAATTCGAATTCATAAGAGGAATATCCCACCGGAATTTATTAATTAAGAAACGATTAATGATATTCGCAGATTTCTTATACAGATTAGATTCGAAATAGTGGGAATATTTCTTTCCCCAAGCTTGAATCTTTTCCTCACGAATGAGATCTAAAGCAGGCTTACGGCTTGCTTCATATCTCTGCCGACGAATCGCAATAATTTCATCCATGATTAGGTTATCAATTATTTATTATAATAGATAAATAATTCAGTTTTATTTCCCCGCTGCCAGAATCGAACTAGCGACCCTCAGATGCCCTTTATTTTCTTACTACAGTCTGATGCTCTACCAATTGAGCTAAGCGGGGGATGCCATGAACGGGGATCGAACCCGTGTCGACGCCTTGGAAGGGCGCCATTCTACCACTAAACTATCATGGCCTCATAAATAAAAAGTTTTTCTCTTTAAAATAAAAATGGATACCTATTTATCGTGTTACAATGAATTAAATAAATATGAGAATACTATCCCAGAGAATATGATAGATAGTCTCTATAAGAAATATGAATCAATAATTAATATTACTATAGGGTATTATAATCGTATAACTTTTGCGGATAAATTAGAAGCTTTAAAACAATTATATATTTATTGTAGTTCTAAAATTTAATATTCATTACAATATATCTTGTATAATAATGCTTTATGTTTATTATATTTAGTTTCATCCAATGAAATAGTATATAAATTATATTTTTCATAAAATGGTTTATTTATTAAATAATGAAGAAGAGGCATCCAATCAATGGTATCATTCAATATATCCGGTTGATATAATCGAATGATTGTATATCCTCTATTCATTGCATAATACATTTTACATGCATCTATATGCATGGTTTTTTCTGGAGATTCATAATTCATTATTTGTTCGAAATGTTGATCTCCATCTAATTCAATGATAATTTTTTTATTAATTAAAACAAAGTCATATCTATAATTCTTTTTAATCCAAGGAAATTTATATTCAGAATAAAATGAAATATCTAATGAAGATAAAAAATGGAATATTTTTTTAGCGGTTTTATGGAAAGGTCTTTTCATACACCAAGAACATTTTTGGGGACATTTTGATGGGATGATATCAAATACATGATTATTAAAACATTTTACAGTGACGGGAGATCTAGGATAACTATAGGGAGTAAGTAATTCCCACTCCAATCCTCGTAATTTAGCTCTAAAATTCCATTCATACTCTCTCAATTCCTTTTCTTCGCAAATTGGACATTCAAAATCAAAGTCGTGATCACAAATAGTATCCATATTTATTTAATATAAATAAATAATCTTTATACGGTTCTAGTTGGATTTGAACCAACAACCCCACGGTTAACAGCCGTATGCGCTAGCCGATTGCGCCATAGAACCTTATATAAAGGTGTTTATTCTTTTATGAGGTTTTTATTTAGTTTCCACAAGTTTTTGCGCAATCAGTTTTATTTTCTCTTGTTTGTCATGGATTTGTTTAACATCGTCAAGCATGTCCTGTTCTGTTTGGTAGCGTGCAGTAATAACATGCGTAGTTTGGGTGTAAATAAATTCGGTCTGTGGATAATAATATTCGAGGGTGAGTTCATACTTCTTGTCTCGATCAAAGATGCGGATCTTTCTTGTATAGGTCCACATGCCCGTGATGCGTTGCACATCAAGGACGGTTCGTGCAGGCCATGAACTCCATCCATTGAAGCCCTTCAAGCGGTGAAACAAAACATTATACATCTTTTTTTAATTAAGTATAAATCACCATTTAAAATTCAAATGAAATTAATCCATACCTAAATATGGATTAACGCTATTTATAATCGTAACTAAATAATAAAAAATATTTAACGGTAACTGATACCGGGGAGTTTAACAAATTCATCTATAGCCTTCTTTAATTCACCTGTTAGAATTCGTGGGGAAACGGCTGGAGGTTCATTGTCTGGGAACATATCCCATAGAAGTCGAATATCATCTTGCGAATAATTTGTCTTATCCTTAATCATGATATTTATAATAGTACGAATATTATCGAAATATTCCTCTGGCATGGGGATTTCAGCATCCATAATGACCTCCATACATGCCATGATATCTGTTTCGGAAATTTCTCCCTTGGCTCGCTTAAAAGCGAATTCATCTCCATCTTCAATCTCTTCCTTATCTTGATGTTCCTTAGTAGTAATACGAACAATTAGTTCTACATACTTTTCATCGCTAAAAAGATCAAACTTTACATAGGCATAATCGAAATGGATTGAATTACTTCCTTCATCATCCGACATTTTTTTATCATAACAGATTTGATTTTTTAAAACCATATTTTTTGTAATAATAAATACAATGCCTCGCCCTCCAAATAAGAGAAATCTTGAAGCGACAAGAAAACAAGCGATAGCTTTATTTTCAGATAAAAAAGAAGGAGCACCATTACCTCCCCTTTCAAGCAATCCAAATTCTTCCCAAAATTCAAAAGGACCGAAATGGGATGAATTAATGGGTAGTGGATCCTATGGATTTGTCCATAAAATTATTGATCCAGAAACGAATGAAGCCAGTGCTATCAAAGTAAACTTTGTTGAAAAGAGTATGGATTTCATTGGAAGTTTTCGAGAGATTGATATGCTTAAGCGATTGAAACATCCATTCATTATTGAATTGAAGGATATAGTCTATGAATTACCGGTAAAAATTCCCAATAAGAAGCATTTCAAGCCAGAAGATCATAAGATGAGACAAGATCAAGTATACATGATTTTTGAAGCGGGGGATTTTGATTTAGATGGAGAATCACTTTCTTCGATTGAAGAAGTAGATCAATGTATTGTCCATTGTTTACTTGCTTTGGAATATATGCATTTACATCATCATATCCATAGAGATATCAAACCTGGAAATTTAGTCTATTTCACAAAAACAAAAACATGTAAATTAATTGACTTTGGATTCACTAAACCAATTTACCCCAATTGTGAATCCCATCCCAAGGCGGTTACAGCGGCGTATAGAGCTCCAGAATTATTTAATAATAATCATAGGAAATACAGCTATGAAGCGGATATATGGGCTTTAGCCATGTCTTGGTTGTGGATGTTTATTAAGAAGGAAGCGGATATAGATGATAATACATCTAAACAGACGGCATTAGAAGAGATTTTTTCTCTCATTCCAGTGGAACATTTATCAAACCATGAATTCAGAAAGCATTATCCCTATGTAAAACATCGTCCGACATGGGAGGATTTATTGGAAGATTTTTATTCCGTGAAAGGATTGAAAGAAGTTCTATCTATGATGCTTCACATTGATCCATCCAAACGAGCTACATGCACTCAATTATTGAATCATTATTATTTTGATCCATATAGAGAAGTGATCGATGAAACTCGAAAGAAAACCCTTAATAATGTTCCAGAAATTCTCAAGCCTTATATCATCAAAGGTGAATTATCTCCCGAACGAATTATTATGCTCAAAGAATGCGTTGAATCTGAATTCATTGATAAGAGATGTATTTTCCATGCGATCGATATTATCGATCGATACATTGAATGGAGACGAGTCAATAATCATCCTCGTCCTCAAAATCCAGATATTATTATTCAACGAGCGAGAGTCATTCTTTATCTCATGTATAAGTATTTCAATATCATGACGACCTCTGCAAGCTTTTCGGAGGTATGGCCAAAAATGCGTTTGACTGATGCACTCAAAAAGGAATTGGGTGAATGGGAGAAAACTCTCGTCAGAGATATACTAAAGTATGAAATTTATCGAATGACGCCTTTTGAAATGGCGAAAGATGATAAAGCATTACTTAATAAGTATTTGGAGAAGTATAAGGATCCAGAAAAGATTAATGGAGTTCTTGTAGAATTATAAAAATTGAAAATTTAAATAATACTTTTATTTTTTTTAAAAAAATATAAGATGGAATCTTACACCTATGTTATTCGTCGTTGTGATGAATGCCGTCGTCCTGAATCGGAAGATAATGTTCTAGTGAGAAAGTCTGCCTGTGCAGACTATCATTCATCGGGAATCTTTTGTTGCAAAAAATACGTCTGTGAAAATGGATGTTTATATAGATGCATTTTTTGCAATGAAATAAATCGAGTAATTATTCCCACTAATGGATATATCGATGAATACAAATGTTATCTTTGCGATCAACCTAATACTGAATTTGGTCGATATTGGTTTGGTATAAGCATTCATGAAAATTGTCGTAGATATTGTGGTCAACAATGTCTGCCTGATAAAATTTCAGTTTATGGTCGACCTAATAATGACTAAAAAAAATTAATAATAAAAATTTATTTATTATTAATTATCGAATGGGACGAATAACCCTACGATAACAAATTGAATTTTCTGGAACAAAACTAATCAATGAATGTCGTTCAATGAAAATAATATCTCCAATATGATAATTGTAATATTTACTAATTGGATCCGTTACATACATGGTTGGAAGTTGCTCAGGAAGAATTTTGTTATCTTTAAAGAATTGTTTCGATTCATCGGTTGATAATTTAGTATGTTTTGAAGCTAGGAAATGATCCGTTGGATCGTAACTTAGTTCGTCATAAGTAAAATGTTCAATTTCAAAGAGAGGCATAGCCTCCAATGTTTGCGAAGGTTTTGAACCTAATTTTTGGTTACTGATGAGGATAGAATGCTTATAAATAGTATTTCCATCTTTCCCAGTAATATAATCCAAGAAAATGCGTACATCTTCAATGGGAACATCTTTCCCTTGAGTGTGGATATACCAAACAAATACTTTATTCGGTTCTTCCACTTCCATATTTAAGACTGAGCAAATATCTTCCTCTGTCTTTTGCTGTTCTTTGAGAAGATTCATATAATGATTTTTGAATTCATCAAATGACATATCTAGTATAGCAGAGTCAGGGACATTATATCCCCTTCGAATAAGCATTTTCGTTTGATTCTTTTTCACTGTATAAAGAGTTTCCCAAAGAGTCTTCATTCTTTATATAGATTTAATTTTTTATTATAAAATACAAAAATATTCAATTCTAATATAAAAATAGTTTTTTATATTATTAAAAATGGAAAAAACAACCATAGCATTAATTGTATCTGGAATAATAATATTCATATTAGTAATAATAACTATAGTAATTTTATCTATTTATTTGAGCCAAGGATCTACTAAATCAAGGGAATTGCCTAAACCGAGAAAAGTAGCTACACCCCCGCTCAATTCTTATAAAGAAGAAGAGGAGCAAGAACAACAACCTTCATTTAGGAAAATTATTAAATCTCCCTCCACTAAGAGAAAGGTTAAACTCACTCCTAGAAATCCTTCTGGAAAATCAGATAAATTATTTGTTATAGATGAAGATGGGTCTAAGCATAGATTAATTCCATCAATAACAGAACCTGTCATTGATATAGCTCCATACAATGATGGATTATTAATTATATTGAATTATGGAAATATGATTTTCCTTAATAAGGAAGATACTAATTTTGTTGAATATCAACTCCCTGGAACAATTGATATAATTTCTATTGAACCATTAAATGGAGAAATTATTGGGTTAGGCCAAGATGGGCGATTATATTCATTCGTTTTCTTTAATGAAGATAATTATGAATGGAAGCAAATACTCCCCACAATAAAGAATGCAATCCATATTAGCAGTCCTGATTCCCAAAGTATTTTATATGTCCAAACATCCGATCAATGTTTGGTGTATGATGAAACATTGGATCTAATACATAAGGAATCTTGTTCGCCGGGAATGGTTCGTATCTATGGAAAGGATGAAAATCAATTTATTACAATAAATAAGGGAGAATTAACTGGACATTATTCTGATTCATCTAAATCCAGCAAAAAGAATGTATATGATGGAGCATGGCATAAAAATAAGTTTATTCCTGTTTCATACGACCAATATAATCAAGGAATTCAAAAGGTAAAATCTATAGATAATAGATTGTATTATATCATTTATTGCTGATTAATTTTGCCCAGCAGATTTGTATATAAATTTTTTTTATATCATAGTAATACGATACATCAATCAATAATTCTTTACCCATTTCTTGTTTCAAATGATACCTCAATAATTCATCTGTGATTAAGATATGATCCTCAATCTCGTATATGATTGAATATTGATGACAATTCGCCGCCATACGACATTTCTCCATAATGGAGGGTAAATGGTTATGTATTAAATTTTGCACATATCTTGTTGATATTTCATTGAGATTTTCTTCATCCAATAAAAATGTATTATAATTAACACGATGGATTAATTCTTGTATAAATTTCATTGCTTAATTTATTATAAAAATATAATAAATTATTCATATCATATTATATCATGATATCATTAATAATAACTGAGGGAGTTATTTCCCAATGATTTAATAGCATTTCATCTGAGATAGTTTTTCTTCTTCCAAAGGAAGCATCTTTGACGGATTTGACTGTGATATATTCAAATAGCCAATATAATAAATTATTAATTGAATTTCCTTCAGTAAAATCATCCCATTTATGAGATTTGAAATAATGAGTTAATTGTTTGATTAATTCTTGGTCATTTCGTTGATTTTTACTCATAGATGAAATAGCTTCTTTGAATAATGGTTTAGGCCATCCAATATGTTTGAGTATAGTTTCTATACAGGGATTTTTTAACTGATTATAATCGCAAGTGGTTGAAGCTAGTCTCATTAATCTTCTTAGGAATACCATCATCATTTGCTGGATCAGAATATACGCATCATCTTTTAAATCCATTGTGGATTCTTTGAGTTCGGAATACCATAATTCTAAAAGAGACATTGGAAATAATTTCTCAGCTTGATCTTTAAATGACATATCCACATAATCTATTATTTCCAATCCAACGGATTCATTGGATGAATATTTCTGTTTAATTTTTTTTAAAGACTGTCTTATCGGAGATGAAGAAGAAGCCATCATCATATTTTTTTTAATATCTCAAATAAAAAAATGACAGAAGAAATAGAATTATTATTTCCAATTATAGATGAACCTAAAAATGGATCTGGAGAAATAGTATTTATTTTAACAAGTGATGCAGTGGATATCATTAGAAATTTATTGATACATATGATTAAGAAAAAAATGATCCCATATCTAAGAAATTCATGCGGGAACACTATAGAAGAAGAATGTGTCTATACAGCTATGGTAGAATTGCCTTGGGCTGATCAAGCAAAACAAGCTATTGAAATTGAACTATCCACAAGTGGGAAATTAATCTTTGACCCTAATCTTTTAAGACTATTCCTTCTTGACCAAGGATTCACACAAGTAGATCATGGAGGAGCAAGAATTATTATGAGGGTCGTCCAATGGGTTGCATTTATTATTTATCAAAGTATCCAATATTATTTACAACATATCATTGGAAAGAAAAAATTAGTGAATAGTATCTTAGTATTGGAAGCTATCAGAGAAAATGAAATTTTAGCGGATATTTTACGAGGATGCGTCTTAAATTAATCGGGTTTTCCCTATTAAATCGATAATTTTTTACTAGTAAAAAATTATGTAAAATAATTCATACACAAATTATACGCAAAAATTTTACCCCTATTAGTAAAATGCGATGTGTATATACCCTCAGTGGAGCAAAAATTGAATCAATTCTCTACGCAAAAAAATTTTCTACGCAGAATTTTTTTAATATCCATACTTGGAATTTAATCTAGCTGCTTCAGTTTTCATATCAATGAAACTCAACATATCATTTCCATGAACTTTAACTTTCATTAAATAACTTGGATCTAATCCATCTCCTCCATAACCGAATTGGAAGATGGTTCCAAACATATTTCTCACTGATCCATCAGACCAAACAGTAATATCTTCTGTCGCCTTAATAATCTTGTGATGAATTGCGCCTGTATCTGCGGTATTAATCGCAGTATCAATTAGACCTTCTCTACCAGCTGCTTGAACGAAGAATAATTCTGCAGGCGTCATACCTGACATGAATGAATTCTTTACGAAGCCACGAGCTTCCAAGGAATACTCGGGATCATTCGGATCGAAATAGGCCAAGCCTAAATCCATTCGTTTGCCTCCCAAGAATTGCTGTCCAATAAGAGCTTTCATTTGTGCGATATTTCTCGCTTCACCTTTCGCCTTGTATTTCATCATAGATGCAAGAGCATTATCTGTAGTTAGATTATCATTCAAAATTTTCTTTCCAACTTTTTCTACACGATCAATTTCTGTAATAAGTTGTTTTTCCAATCGTTCTTGTTCGATTGGATCGTCGATATGTGTCGCATCCATTGTTTCAGCGAACAATTTCGCTTTCTCAATTTCCTTATTTACTTCATCTCTCAATCCTGTATCTTCTGGATTACAATCTTTCACACCAACACTAAATCCTCTCAATCTCAACCAATGATTCAATACGAATGCTGCATCCGTGAAAAATTCGACTGTACGATCCGTTCCATATTGATGCCAAATAGATTGAATGATACTATTTGCGCTGGGACCGATATGATCCTTTGTAATCGGACCTTTTAATAGGATTCCTTCCTTAATTACCACTTGATCTCTTGTATAGAAAAAATCCTCTGGAAGTAATGCACTGAATAAAGCCTTCCCGCTTAATCGAGGAACTTTATACTTATCCAAACGATTATACCATGATGGCATTTGGAGTTTTCCAGTTAATTGAGCTAGACATTCATACATTGTTTCCATAGACATATACGTTGAATCTTCAGTCATTAATCCAGCGGAAATAACACCATTATAGACAATACCCATCGCATTCTTATTCGTTTGACCAGACATAATGCATGTTTTAACATTCATTGTTGTTGCAACCTCCGCTTCCGATAAAAGTGATTGAGGTACATGAATATTCATTTCATCGCCATCGAAATCAGCATTGTATGGAGTGGTATACGATAGATGTAAACCAATAGTATTCGGTCCATCATTCATAATAATTTTTCCATCTTCAATCTTATAATCACCTCCCACGACCACTTCCATTCCCATGAATGAATTCTTTGATAAAGTGGGTTGGCGATTGACAATGACGTAATCTCCATTTTGGAGCCATCGATGAAGTGTATCTCCCAATTGAGGTATATAAGTCTTCATAATATCATCTGTGACAGCGATATTCAATCCAATCTGTCTCTTTGGAAGAGTAGTATTCTTTCCTGGGATGACATGATTGACTCGACCACTACGAAGCAATTGAGTCATCGCTTCTTTATTGAAAGCATTAATGATCACAGGCTTAGTGATGGTTTTGGCAATCCTTAATGGGATACGAACTTGACCGAATTTGAGAGATGCATCTGGACTGATGACTGTTCGTCCGGAATAATTAACTCTTTTTCCCATGAGATTAGCTCGAGGGAGGGCATTCTTTCCTTGAATTCTGCTACGGATAGATTTTTCATCTTTCTTTGAATTTTTCTTTCCTCTATACATTGAAGCGATACGATCAATGAGAGAATAAATCTTTCTCTGTTTTTCCTCTTCATTGACTGCATTCAAAATATCATTGTTTAGTTTAACAATATCTTGGTAAGCCATAGTAATTTCATCCTGCCAAATTTCTCCATTTTGGTCGGTTGGGAGTCGATCGCATGGAGGAATCACAGGAAGGACAGTCATGATATAATTGAGAGGGGTTGATCCATCTTCGAAGCCAATAATTCGTAATGTTTCTGGAGAAATTCCTTCTAGAATCATACGAACATTTTCAATGCTATAAGGGATTAAAGGTTCGAATTGTTTTTTATTAGATTTCTTCCCTTTTGTTCGATAATAAATCTCATATTTTTCTTCTGAAATTTCTATATCAAATTGAGGGTTTGGTTTGCATCCCTTTTCAGAGGAACAGCTATATTCCTTTTCAGCAAGAGCTTCAATTTCTTTCAGTCTGTTAATTCCTGTAAGAGCGAGAATTCCCTTTTTACGGAGAGTTTCAACTGGAACAAGTAATCTTCCATCGCAATTACAAACAACTTTTAATACTGAAATAATATTTCTGATTGCTAATGGATGGAGTATTGGAGCATTCAATTTGATGTATCCAAAATGTCCAGTACAATTCAATGAATCCTTAAAACATGTGGGGCAATTTTGGATGAAATCTGTCGCCCCCATTCGAGGATCATTGACGGATTGTTCTCCTGAAAGAGTTGGTTTATCAATAGATGCAACTCCCTGTTTTATGATATCTTCCGCAGACATAAAACTAACCGTAATATTTTTTATTGCCACACTAGGTAAGGTAGTAATTCCCTTTTTATTGATAGATACTTCCCTTTCTAGATCAGCCATTGAATTACCGATAGTTGTTTTTGTTGTTTCCTGTTTTCTGGGAAGACAAACAGGGGGTCTAATAGGTCCTAATTGGCCTGGTCGTTGAAGACCAAGTGGAGGAACACGATTCGGTCCATTTGGACGATTCTTAATGAATACAATGTTTCCTTGTCCTTCTTCTTCTTCGATAGTAGCCATAGTTTTTAGTTAATCTGTATATTTTTATTTAAAAAAATGAATTATAATTTCATTTCCGAAATGAAATTTTTAAATCTCAGCATTTAATTATTTATAATCAAAGTATGAAGGCATCCTCTTCATCGAGTGCTAGTATTCGTTGGTATCCTTCTCTAGTAAAGGATAATAAATATAGCTTGTATAATGCATACCAAGAAGATGTATTATTGAGGAAATTCGTGGTATGCCAAACTGTTTTTTCAAAAGAAAGGAATAAGATAGAACATAGATATTCTGCGTTTGATTCATTCGTGAGTTTTTATCGATGGTATAATGAATTGTCGAATGATACAAGGAAATCATTTTATGAAGTAATTATGGGGAAAAATCCTCAAAAACCGCATTTTGATTTGGATATTCCTTTGGATGAAGGGGAGGATGAATCAAAAGGGTATATAATCCTTGATAAAGTGATTGAAATTATTCTTTCTACAATGAAAGAGAAAAAAATTATTTTATCTGTGGAAAAGGATATATGTGTTTATGTATCGCATGGACCTAATAAATTTTCTTCTCATATAGTAGTGAATCATTGGGTCCATAAAGATTATTTGGAAGCGAAAGCATTCGGGCATTATGTCATTTCTCAATTGCCCGAGGAATGGAATAAGGAATGGGTGGATCAAAAAGTATACAATCCCCATCAACAATTTCGTTTATTATTTAGTACTAAATATGGATCAATGAGACATAAGACTTTATTAAAGGAATTCACCTACCATGAAAGGAAAGTAATACATAAATATGATGTTATTCCAGAAAATGAAGAAGATGAGAAATTGATTCAATTTGAAGAATCCATCGTTGGATTTTCCTCTACAAGTAAATTCTTACCTTCATGGGTTGAAGAAGATAGTAATAATAATAAAATAATAATAGATTATAAAGGAGGATCCTACGAATTGGAAGAAGAAGATATTAAATTAGCAATGGATTTACTTCCAAAGAAGTGTTTTTCCTTTAAAAGTAATGAAGGTGGATTAATTTATCTAATTAGACATAAACCTAGTTATTGTGAAGTATGCCAACGGCCTCATGAACATGAAAATCCATTTTTGAGAGTGGATAAATCGGATGGAATAGCTTCAGTCTATTTTTACTGTAGGAGAGATATGTATGATCGATCTTCATGTATTGGAACATTTATATATAATGTACCCTTTGAACTACCCTCTTCATCTCCCTCTCCCTCTCCCTCTCATTCTTCTTCTTCGAGTGAGGAAGAAGATCCATTTATTCCCCCTCCCAAATCCACTATAGATAAAATGAATGAATTGAGGAATAAAAAACCACCCCCAATTATTAAAAGATCTAAAAGGAAACAAAAATGGTAAATAAAATATAAATATAATTTATATTTTTTTTATTCAAAGTAATTAATCCATTCTTGGATAATTTCGGATGAATAATTGCGTTCTTTAGCTTCCTTTACAAAAAGGTCTCGATGAAGATTGATATCATATGGAAAAATTAATTGTTTTGTTAAAATGACTAAATTACTGAGTTGTTCTCTCTCTGAAATTTCAATAACAACATCGGGATGGTAACCATTTAATGTATTCAATAGTCTCGTCATTCTTCCAGTGAAACACACGCATAGAGAATCACTCATTTCATTATTTAGTATCGACAATAAATCATTCTTATTTTCATTTATACGAATGACATCCCATACTGAGACTAGTAATTCTCCGAAGGAAAGATTCAAATCTCCATGAATATCATTCATCGATGAATATTCCACTAAAGATTTCTTTGTGGATTCATCCAATTCACTTGATAAAATTTCATTGATAGTTTGTTCTAAATTTAACGCAGGTTTAATTTTGGTTAACTTAGTAACACTTTTTCTGAAAGATTGTTGGATAGTTGTATTATGGACAGATTGTCTATCGTTGTAAATATTCTGTCCATTTTTAAGTCTATTCTCCAAACGTAATATCTGTGGAGGAATATATTCCAAAGGATTTCCTGAAAATGAGAAATAATTTATAGTATAAATATTTCCAATTTCTGGAGGGAGAGTAACAAGATTATTATTGCATACTACTAATTCTCTCAATCGTGTCAATTGACCAATTTCATTTGGAATTTCAGTAATTTGATTGTTTGAAAAAGAGAGTGTAGATAATTGGGT